TTCAGCCCGGAACCGTTGCTCCAGCGCATCAGGAGGGAGCCGCTGTCGTCCACCCCAATCACCTCGCCGATGGTACCGGGCGGCGGGGCCTGGACATCGTCCATTCGGATCAGTTCCACGAGGGTACCCGCAGGGTACTCCCTGCGGATGCGCTCGACCGTTTCTCTGGATGGGAAGTTCATGCCTCCACCCCCTCGCCAGTATCCTCGTTGGTTTCGGTGGCGGTGCATGCCTTGGCAGCCTTCAGTGCCTCGCGCTTTGCTGCCTGCCGTTCCTGCCAGCGTACCTTTTCCGCATCGGTGCGGAAGGCGCAGTGGCCGGTGAGGTTTTCCATCAGCACCTTCCGTGTCTCCTTGTGGTCGGGGCCGTTCAGCCCCAGCCGGATGAGCCAGATGCGCATGGAGTATTTTTCATTCTCCTCATTAACCTCTTTTGCTTGGATGCGCTTTTGTGTCAGAGCCTGCTTGTTCATCAGGGCGCAAAGCTCGGTGAAGGTGCGGATGACCGCGGGGTCGTCCGTTTCCGGCAGGCTGGCGAAGGTGATGGTCTCCGGCGTGATGGTCAGTCCGTCGAGGGCTTTTCCATGCTCGTCCTCGTAGGCGGCGACCGCTTTGCGGAAAGCCTCTGCGGTTAGGATCGCGGAATCATCCAGAAGGGCGTCCGTCAACCCCTCGTCCACCCGGAAGGACGTCCCCAGTGCCTTGTTCAGCAGGGATGCCCTGGTGTAAATCAGATTGACCAGATTGCGTAGGGTGGTTCCCGTATGCTGGGCGGCTGGAAGGGAAACTGTCAGGCTGACGGCATCGTTGCCTTCGCCGCACTCGATGCTGTCTGCCTCCGTGGCGGCCTGTTCCGCTTCCTTCGCGGATTCCTCCGTCGCTGCGGTGGGCGCTTCCTGCGCGGCTTCCCCGGCTTCCTGCGTGGGTTCGCAGTCGAAGCCTGCCTCTGCGATGGCCTCCAGCACCTTCTCGACCTCCTCGCTGTCGGCGCGGTCGTCGAAGAGGAGTGTTCCGTCCTTGGTGACCGTGAAGTAGTCGATTTCGTAGTTGCAGGTGGGCATGAACTTGTAGACCGCCCTGGCTCCGGTGGTGTCGGAGATGACCTTGACCAGCGCCTTGCGGCGGTTGCCGGTTACGTTGTACCTGATTTCCATGTTGAAGTCCTCCCTGTATTTTTCTCCGCCGGGCCTCTGCCCTTGGCGTAGTGTATTAATCACTCTAACCGGCTCATATAGCAAGATAATTCTGCCGGATACGCGGAGAAAAACCACCCGAAAAATCAGCCGCCCAACTGGTCACAGTACACAATCCCGCTTTCCCTCCGTTGCCTGATCGTAGGTAAGGCGCTCACCGTTGCGAAGGAGATAGACCTCCGTGTTGTCGCAGCCGGGATGCTCAGCGGCATAGGCGCGGAAACGCTCCACCGCCACGTCCACAAATTTCTGTTCCAGTTCTACGCCGTAGCAAACACGCCCGGTCTGCTCACAGGCAATGAGCGTGGACGCGCTGCCGAGGAATCCGTCCAGCACCAGCCCGTTGGTCATGGTACACTGCTTGATGAGATAGGCGATGAGCGGCACGGGCTTGCTGGAGGGATGCCCAAAGCCCTCGGTCTCCGAATCCTTGATGCCGTCAAACTCGAACACGGCGGTCTGTTTCTGGTCGCCGTACCAGATATGCTTTCCGTCCTTCCGCCAGCCGAAGATGATCGGCTCCATGTTGAACTTCCAGTCCGTGCGCATGAACGGTGCCCTGGGCTTCTTCCAGATCAGCCCTGCGCCGACCTTGAACCCGGCGTCCTCGAAAGCGTCATAGAATACACGGGTCTTCATGGTCGCGTAAAACTCATAGATGGACGCATCCTTGGACATGGCGTTTTTGAAGTTGGTGAACACCTTCATCAAAAACTCATAGGCTTCCTTGTCGTTCAGGTTGTCATTGGCGATGGTGCCGGACTTGTTCTCCAGCTGCACGAAATACGGCGCATCCGTACATACCAGGTTGACCTTCGTGCTGCCCAGCAGGGAGTCAAAGGTCGCCGGGTCCGTGCTGTCCCCGCAGATGACGGTGTGCCTGCCCAGGTGCCAGATATCTCCGGGCAAAGAAAAAACGGGCTTTTGAAGCTCCGCGTCCACATCAAAATTATCCTCTTCGCCGTCGCTGTCGTCCTGAAACAGAGCGGCCAGTTCTTTTTCGTCAAATGCCGTCAGGGACATATCGAAGCCCATGTCCTGCAGGGCTTCCATCTCGACCGACAGCAGTTCCTCGTCCCATCCGGCGTCCAGAGCGGAGCGGTTGACCGCGAGGATGTATGCTTTCTTCTCGGCTTCCGTCATGCCCGTGAGCATTACATACGGAAGCTCCGTCATGCCTTCCGCCTTCGCCGCCTCCACGCGCCCATGCCCGGAGAGGATGGTGAAGTTCTCATCGACCTCCACAGGGTCGCCGTAGCCGATGCCCCGGTAGATGGAGCGGAGCTTGTTTATCTGCTCCTTGCTGTGCGTCCTGGCGTTGTTGGCGTAGGGTATGAATTTGTCTATCGGCGCCATAGGATAGTCCTTGGCGAATACCTTGATCTCGCTCATCGTACCAGCCCCCATTCTGCGAACTTCTCAAAGCCGCCGAGGGAGCGGATGTATGTCCGCGCCTCCTCCACGATCTCAGCGTAAGGCAGGCCGTCCACGGTGCCGTCGCCGATGGCACAGCTTAGCTCCACGGGCTGGCCGGTTACCTGGGCTTTCAGGAAAGCGTGGATATTGACAGACACATCAGCCTTGGACAGGTCTTTCCCGTGCAGGCCGCCGCCCGTGACGGAATCCGCCATGTCGCTGCCCAGCTTTCGGTTGGTGGCTCCGCTGTCCACATCGCTGCCACCGGTCCAGTCACCGAGCGGGTTTACCTCCGCACCGTGATACAGCGATCTGAGGACTTGTGCCGGGGCATTGCTCTGGCAGATGATCAGGCGGCCGCCGTCCAGAATGTATTTCCCGTCAAACGGCCAGGCGGCATAGATGACTCCGGCGATCCTCGCCAGTTTCTTCTGCTCATCCGTCACAGGCATCCCTTTGAAGATGCCGTTGTCTCCGCAGCGCAGGCCACCCGCCTGGTTCTGGGCGAGATGTGTATCCTGCGGTACTTCTACATATCGAACATCCAGGCTGCCTCCAGCGATCCTGTGTACGGTGCCAATCGCATAATCCGTGGGAATATGGACGGATGTCTCCGCAATAACAAGGCAGACGCCATGTCCAAGCAGGACCTCCACGGCTATGCGAGGGTTCTCCTCACGGGAATAGGCGTAATCCACCAGAGCGCCAGCGATGCGGTCAGCCACCTTATCCGGGTGCTGGGGGTTCACTTTCTCATACATGATCATTTCCTCCGTAGATGTATTTCAGTTGCCCCGCGCCCGGAGCAGACGCTCCATCAGGTCATCCTGCGGGGACGGCCCGCACTCATAATCGGTGGAGCAGTTTTCTTTCACGATCTGGAATATCTCGTTCCACAGGCGCACCGCCTGGTTCATATACTGGATGCCGATGTTGATAAACGGGCTGGGGATGGGCTTGCCCGTAGTCGGATGCTTTCCGAGGAAGCCCAGCTTGCTGGTCATCTCCTCGCACTGAATCCACCGGGCGCTGCTCATGGCATAGCGTTCTATAAGCGCGGGTTGTACCTTTGCAGCGCAGCCGATCTGCTTCAGCCAGTTCCAGGTTTCCTCATAGATTTCCTTCGCCTGCAGCGGCGTTCCGTCACGCTGGTCGGCGGACAGGAAGTCGTGGGGCTTGGGCATCTCGACACCTTCCACCTCCGGAATGTCGAGTACCTCCAGCGGCCTTCCGCCTGGATTGCCAGCGGCGGCCTTATCTTTTACGGCGGTTTTCTTACGCCCGGCGCCTGGTCTGGCACCGCCGCGCCCGCCGATGTTATTTGATTTGGTGGGCATTTTTTCACCTGCCTTTCCAGGGACCCTTAATCGCCCTTTTGAAATCGCCTTTTTCGCACGCGAGAGGGGCCGACGGTCTCCGGCGGGGTCCTTCACAGAGATAGAGACCCGCCCCGGAGGTCACTTGACGTGTCAAAGCGTCAATAGGTGTACACGGGACAGTGGTCCTCGCGGCGCGTCTTCACGCTGTGGTGCCTGTGGCAGAGAGCCTGCCAGTTGTCCTCGTCCCAGAAGAGAGCGGGGTCGCCGCGGTGTGGTACGATGTGGTCAACGTCCGTAGCCCTGGTGTACCTGCCTTCCTTCATGCACTCCACGCAGAGAGGGTGCGCCTCAAGGAACCTGCGCCTTGCCCTGCGCCATGCGCTGCCGTAGCCTCGCTCTGAAGCCGGGCGCGCTTCCTCCGGGTGCTGGGCAGCGTGTTCCTCACAGTATTTCTTTCCCCTGGGAACCAGCCTCGGACAGCCGGGGTGAGAGCAGGGGTGGTCCGGCATCCTTGGCATCCGTCTTCCTCCCAACAAAAAAGCCCCGCGGACTGGCGTGTCCGTGAGGCTCGGTTTCATTTTTCGCTGATTATACTATATCATAATGGCAAGGTGCTTATCTCTGCTCAAAGCTGCTCATTTGGGGCGTCTTCAGAAAATCTTTATGGGATTCTCCGGCAGCGCCACATGGGTGAGTGCCGAGCCGTGCCATCTGCGGATGGTAGACTTATCGGCGTTCAGTTCGTTGCCGATCTGCTCCCAGGTCAGGTTGTGGATGTAGCGGTAGCGCAGTACCATCCGTTCGTCCGTATCGGGGACGGCGGCGATGACGTCCCTCATCTGGCTCTTGAGGTCAACCAGGAGGTCGATCTCCCGGTCGATCTTTTCTTCCAGCATGAGGATCTTCTCGATGCTCCGCACGAACGGCGCATCCCCGGACCGGGACGTCTGTACCTTGTCCCCCAGCGCCGGGGAGGATATGCTGCTCGCCATTTCCCGCAGCCGACCCACTTCCTCGATGTCGCTGTTGATTTTCTGGTCAAGCCGATATGCCTGCCGGAGATATTCTTTATTCGTCATGAATGCCTTCCTCCTGTTTCAGTTTCCGTAGTATGGCGCTTCCGTCCATGCCGGTCAGTTCCTCGAACCAGTCGGAGCGGAAGAACCTCTCGCACTCGTCCCTCATCTGCTTTGCCGGATCGTACCTGGGCCGTTTTTTCAGCTTACGCACCGCCGACTGCCAGTCCCTGACTGCCTGGAGGACGATGGCGTTTCTCAATGCCTCATATGGGTCCATAGCGTAACCTCCGTATCAGATGGTTTTCCCACAGGCTCAAAGGCTCGGTGTTTCGTTGGATCATTGTTCATCGATGGCCGCAAGAGCGGCTTTTACGTCTTCCACGGAGCGGACGATAAGGGCGGTGCCTCCGGCGGCGTTGATTTTGCGGATGACCGCCCCCTGGAGCTTGGTGGGCTTGCCCCTTTCGGTCTTGACCTCGAATCCGAAGAAATGGCCCCGGTAGCAGCAGATGATGTCCGGGATGCCGTTTGTCCCGTAGGGGCCGCCATGCTCCTTCCAGCAAAAGCACCCGTCAAGTTTTTTCAGATGCGTCAAAATCGCCCTCACAATATCAGCCTCGCGCATTCAATCACCTCCTCCGCGCACCCTCCGCCACACGCTTTTAACAGCACCGCCTGCCGTTTGACAGGTCGGTTTGACTGATGTGTCAAAGGAAAAGTCCCTGTTTTCAAGGGTTTTGACGCTTTGACAGAAGAAATGCTATTTTCACGGATTCTTGAGTGAAAATAGTAAATATTTACGCGTGTAGAGAGTAGTATATAAAGAAATAGGGGTTTTGCTGTCAAACCGTCAAATATGGCTTGGCCGGGATGCCGGAAAGCCCATGAAATCAAGGCTTCCGGCACCTTGACGCATTCAGTCCAGGGCATCGCCGATTTTGACGCGACGGACGATGCGCCTGCGGCCGGTCTTGTCCACGCCCTTTTCCGCGCCGGGGCATGAAGTGAGTATCTGTTGGATGAATTTCTTCTGCGCATAGGGTTTCAGCCCGCTTTCTTCGCAGTACGCCTTATAGGCGTTGAACAGTTCCGTCGAGCCGCAGACAAAGTCATTGTCGCCGGTCTCGCAGCAGTCCTTGACGAAGGAAAGCACCGAATCGCTGTCCTCACGGTACTGCTGAAGCTCCGCCTTGTTCGCCTCCGTCTCGGAAAAGCGGTATCTGTTCGCCATCAGCCGTTTCAGCCCTTCCAGGGCGAACAGGAAGATGCCGTCCGCCTCCAGGCGCAGCTTGTCCAGCAGGTCGGGGTCCTTCTTGTCCTCCGGTACGGCATGGTCGAAGCGGATGATGATGAGCCTGCGGTAAAAGCCCTCGGAGCGGTCGCCGTAGTTCTTGGGGATGTTGTTGCAGGAGAAGAGCAGCCGCGCCGTGGACTGGAAGGAGAACGGGTTCTTGTTCTTCTTTTCCACGGTCAGGTAATCCTCGCCCACAAGGGCTTTGAAGATGCCATTGTCGTCGATGTTCCGCGTGGGCAGGTCGGCGAAGATGTTCGCCAGCTTGCCGAAAAGCTCCGCCGTCTTGAACCGCTCGTTCAATGCCTGCCAGGAAACGTTGGACACGTTCTCCTTGCCCAGCAGGATGTCGTTCAGCACAAGAAGAAGCTGGGACTTCCCGGCGCCGCCTTCGCCCACGATGACAAAGCACTTCTGGCCGCGGGTCACGGGGACCAGAAAGTAGCCCATCATCTCCTGGATAAGCGGGATCTGGCTCTTGTCGATGACCTCCTCAAGGTACTGGCGGAACCGCGGGCATTCCGCCTCCGGGTTGTAGCTCACGTTCAGCTGGACGGTCGAATAGTAGTCCGGCGTATGCGGGACCAGCGTATCCTCCAGCACGTTGTACAGTCCGTTTTTAAGGTTGATGATGTAGGGGTTGGAATTCAGTTCATGGATGCTGCGCTGGATGTTCAGCCGCCATTGTTTCTCCGCATCCGTAATCTGCGACATCTTGCACTCGTGGGAAATCATTTTGTCACGGGTCACCTTCTGCGCCTGCATCTCCGTCATTTCCCGGTACACACCGCTTTCGTAGCGGTAATGTTGCTCGGCGGCATAAAACACCAGCTGCTCCTCCGACAGGTGGTCGGCCAGCACGCCGGGAAGGAACCGAAGGCCCCCGGCCTCGGTCGGCTCATACCAGAGCGGCAGCGTCTCCTCCACCTTGTGCATCCTGGCCTTCAGCCCCGCCTGGTACTTCTTGCTCGCCATGCGATACTCCCCGGAAAGGGATCGGAGGATGTTGGTCTTCAACTTGAACCGTTCCTTCAGTTCATAGTTGATGATGCCCTCGACGATGGATGCGTCCTGGTTGAACAGATACTGATGCACGAAGTCGGTCACCGTCCGCAGGTCCTTCATGTCGTCGCCTGAGATGGGCAGGTCGGCGATCACGGCGCGGAGCCCGTCCACGCTCATGGGCAGGTAGCAGAGCGCGGCCGGAGCCTTGCAGGTACACCTGCCACTCGCCAGCCTTGGGCATTTGTATCCCTTTTCTGCGATGACCCGGCAGGTGATAGGACGGGTGCCGCTGTCCAAGAAATGATTTATTTTCTTCTGGGTCTCTGCCTCGCTGTATCCGGGATAGCCGGAGGACAGCTTGTGAATCATGTCCGTGCCGCCCTCGAAAGGCGCGAGATTCGTGATCATGGCATACCAGTCGTGCTCCGGCAGCGTCGCCGCGTCATCCCGGCAATGCTTGATGAAGTCGCACTCATGGAGCACGATATCCAGACCCTTTTCTTCACCTTTCTTCCGCTCCACGGGCGCGTCCTCTACGGGCGGCATGGTCTCACTGATCTGTTGCTGGGTGTATCTTCGCTCCGGGTGGAACAGTATGCAGGTCACCTCTATCGGTTCCTGCTTACAATGGTTGAAGCCGGGCAGACGCATGACGCGGGACTCGTTTACGCACATGGGGTCGCCGTCGAAGTGCCGCACAAGCTGTTTCTGGATATTCCGAAACAGGGATACGTCACCGTCCTTCACGAACCAGTAGGTGTGCAGGGACTTTCGGGTCTTGATGATCATGGACGGCGGCAGCGGGAAGGCGTCGATACGCTTTTGCTGTTCCTCAAAGCTGGCGTGGTCCATCTCCACAAACTGCGCGTTGACGCGGGTGATGTCCTCGTCGCTGTGGCCACCGAAGTTGACGGTATAGAAGATGCCCCGGTTCATGGCGTTGTGGTTGCGCAGGACGTCCTCCATGCTGGCGAATTTTCCGCACTCCACGCTGTATTTCGCGCCGGGGAAGATGCCCTCGTCACGGTCCTCGAACACACGGAGGCAGACCTTCTCATCAGCATTGAACAGGCTGTTCAGTACTTCCTGTGCCGTAATATCCATCACAAGGTCACCTCCAAATCAAAGTATCGTATCGGCTTGCCCAGGCGTTTCGCTTCATGCTCCTCCGCCGCCATGCCGGGGGACAGCCCGTCGCCGTCCGTGAAAATCCACACCTCGTCGCACAGGGCGAGCAGGGCAAGCCCGAACACCGTGCCAAGCTCCCGCTCCTCCGGGATGTTGTCCTGGAGCATCTGGGGATAGAGCAGGTGGCTGGCTATGGGCATACAGCCCCGGCGGATGGTGAACTGGCAGCAGCGCACAGCCGCCACCACGTTCCGTTCCACGTCCCCGGCATAGCGGCTGGCCACATACACCCTGGGTCTGTTCCTTATCTCATATCTGCGGTTCCAGGTCTCCTTCTGCCGTGCGCGGTATTCCCGCATGACCTTGGGCATGGCCTGCCCGGCGGTCGGGTCGCTGTATCCTTCAAAGTTTTTTTATGCCATAGGAATACCTCGTCAATCCAGTTCTTCCATGCTGCCGAAGGTCGGTCCCGCCGACGCCTCTGCGATCAGGGGAAGGTCGAATTCCGGGAAAGGCTGCTGTTCCATGCAGGCGCGGATATAGGCCACCGCGTCCTCCAGCCGCTCCGCCGGGATCAGGAAGGTCAGTTCGTCGTGTATCTGCAAGATAGGCTTCAGCCACGGGCGGTCAGGAAGCCCCCGCAGGATGCGGGTGATGCCCAGCTTGAGAATGTCGGCAGCGGTACCCTGGATGGGCGTGTTCAGCGCGCACCGCTCGGAGAAAGATTTCTGCCCCCAATCGTTGCTGCGGATTTTCGGCAGATACCGCCTGCGTCCCAGCCAGGTCTCCGTGTACATCCGCTTTGCCGCCACAGCTTTCGTCTCATCCTGCCAGCGGGACAGCCCAGGGTACCCGGCTTTCAGGTTGTCCAGGATTTCCTGGCATTCCTCCATGCTCTTGTCCACCCCGGCCTTGAACTTCAGCGTCCGCTGCAGCCCGCGGGCAAAGAGTCCGTAGAAGGTGCCAAAGTTCACGTTCTTGGCGATGGTCCTCTGTTCCTTGTAATCGGCACGGTGCTTGTCCTGGGCTTCCTCGTATGTGACGCCGAAGATGACGCTGGTGGTCGCCGCATGGATATCGCCGTTCTTCCGGTAGGTGTCCAGCATGACCTCGTCCCGGCAGTAGAAGCTGCCAACGCGAAGCTCTATCTGGCTGTAATCGAGCGACAGGATCAGATGTCCCTCCGGGGCCTTGATGAAGCTGCGCACGCCGATGGGGTCGTTGGTCTTGCGGGGCATATTCTGGCAATTGGGGTTCCGGCAGTTCATCCTACCCGTGTCGGTGGACAGCGCGAACATATCCGGATGGATGCAGCCAGTGACGGGGTTGAGGTGTTTCAGGTAGCCCACGATGTAGGTGGACATGATCTTTCCCCATTTCCGGTAGTCCTGCACCAGCGTGAAGAGCGGTGACAGTTCCGGCTTGTTGCCGTCGCACCATTCCTTCAGCATCTGCATGGACATATCGTCCGCCGCCTCCCGGTTGGTCTCCGTGGTCTTCAGCACGGGCAGCCCCAAGTCGTTGTACAGATAGTTTTTGAACGCCTGGGTGGAACAGTTGCTCCCGATGTCCACATCCCCGATGATCCCCTTGATCTCGCAGCGGATGCGTTCCATCTCGGACTCCGCCTCGCGCTTTCTTTCCATCATGAGCGGAAGGTCAACGGGCACGCCGTTGTGGTGCATGATGCCGAGGTACACGGCGGTCGGGCTCTCGATCTCCTCCACCAGATAGCGGTGCCTGGGAAGGAAGCGGTCAAACCAGTTATTGAAGATGTGATACAGCCGCAGCGCATAGTCCGAGTCGGCGGCGCCGTAGCGGACGGTCTCATAATCGTTGGGATCAAGCTCATCAAAGTGTCGTCCATCGGTCACATCGCTAAAGCTGGGCAGCGGCTCCCCGCAAAGCTCCGCCGCCAGCTTCTTCAGACCGCTGTCGGACAGCTTGCGGAATTCATAGCTGCTTTTGAGGCTCAGCTGGCTGGCGCAGATCGTGTCGTACACGGGCGCCTGGATCACGATCCCTAAGTGGTAGGCCATCTGGCTCTCAAAGGAAATGTTGTGGGCGATCTTCAGAATGGATGTGGTGGTCAGGAACTCCTCCAGGAATTTGAAGAACGCTTTCCCGTTGATGTTGGGACCGGTCAGGTGCGCAACCGGGACGTATATACCCGTGTGTTCCGCCACGGAAAAACTGCACCCGACAATATGGCTCCTCGCTGGGTCCAGCGCGGCCTTCGCGTCATCACGGTAGGCGTCGTCAGGCGAGGTCTCAAAGTCAAAAGCGGCGACATGGCTGCCGCCGATGTATTCATGGATGCCCTGCACGGTCGTGACCAGGGAGTAGTTGTTCTCGTTCATGGATACCTCCTGCCAGGGAGCCGGAGAACGGCATGGCCGCCGTCCCCCGGCCGGGTGTGATCTTACTTCAACGGCTCGATGACCTCGCCGGTCTCCGGGTCAACAAAGGGAACATCCGCGTCATCGGCGGGTGCGAGGTACGCCGTGGTCAGGTTGTTGGCGAAGACGCGCACCTGCTCGATCATGGCGTCGATGTTGGCCTGCTCGTCGGGAGCAAGGGCGCGGACGCACTTGAACACCGCCTGGGAAAACTCCGGGCTGTCGCCGTTCTTCGCCTTGCGCAGGGAGATTTTCGTCACCACCTGGTGCGGGCGCTTGCCCCGGCTGAGAAGGGACTGCACATATTTTGTGAAGCTCCTCAGAGACCCGGTGGGCAGGTTCAGGATCAGCGGGAAAAGTTCGTTCTCACGCAAGAGGTACATCATGCGGCGGTTCTTGCAGGCTTTCGCCTTGCCTTCGCCGCTGCCGAACTGGTTATAAGGGCAGGTCTTGCAGGGCTGGCCGCTGGAGCCGGTGACGCCGTCGAAGCTGCCGCAGTCCGGCGGGTTGGAGCCGCCCTTGTACGCCTCGCGGTAGTAAGCGTTGGCGGGGTGGGACATCAGGATCACGCAGTCGATGTCCTTCTCCAGTTCCGTGGTCTCGCCGTCGCCAGTGGGCACCTCAAAGGCTGTCATGCCGCCGCTGGGGATCTTCACCCGG